CTAACCCACTGATTTTAATAGGCCTCTTGTGTCACTTTGGTGACTATGGGACATCATTGGGACATAATCTGCCAGCTTCTGATTCAGCATTGCGATCTGTTCTGCATTGCTGTCAGTCATCCATGCTCCGTATACATTGAAAACCATCTGGGCACTTGCATGGCCCATCTGGCTGGCAATGAAGCTTGGATTTGCTCCGGCAGATAATGACCAGCACGCATAAGTGTGTCGTGACTGGTATGCCTTTCGATGCCTGATGCCTGCACGCTTAATGGCTGTTTCCCATGAGTCGCCAATGGAATCTACCTTGTAGATAAAACCTACCTGTTTGCTTTTTCTAACCACCTGGGGGTTGAATACGAAAGTACATTCATGATTCACTGAACGTCCATATTCACGTAGTTGAACCTTGATGTGGTGCTGCTTACCCAGCCTTGTCATTTCAGCCTGATTTTTCAGGACACTGATAGCGGGCTGGATAAGATGCACAACCCTGTTTGTACTTGCTTCAGTTTTAGGTAGAGTGAACTCACCGAGTTTCGTATAATTGCGCCTGATAGTAATTGTTCCTGCTTTCAGATCGATATCTTCCCAGGCCAGGGAGACCAGCTCACCATGACGCATTCCTGTGTACACAGCCAATGACCACAGGTTTTTTGTTTGCTGATGCCGGCAAGCATCTATCAGGCGAATAAATTCGTCACGAGTTAGCGGATCTGGCTCTGCCCTGGCTTTTTTAAGAGGCTTAATTCCCTCGAAGGGGTTTGCTTCTAAGTAACCGTGATCTGCAGCAAACTGAAACATTCCAGCGATTGTCGTCATATAATAATTTACAGTAACGACGCTCCGTCCTCTTGCTGGTGCTTTGTCTTTCGTTGAATTCTGATATCCGGTCAGCAAATCTTTCCTGATATACAGCAATTCCTCTTTGGTCACCGTTGACACCAGTCTGCTACCTCCAATTTTCGGAATCATTGTTCTTGCAACGGACTCATAGCGATTGAATGCATTTGCAGAGATTTCCATGCGTTTCAGATCCAGCCACTTTTTTTCAAGTTCTTTCACCGTAATTTCTTTTTTATTTACCCCAAAAGCCTTGAGGTTAGGAGAGTCAGGGAACTGCGCAGCGTAATCAAAGTTTCCTGTACGAATGGCAAAACATACAGATGTCCGCAGCTCTCCGGCGATCTTCCTGTTCTTGGCAGTGTCAGGGACACCAAGATTTTCCCTGACACGTTTACCTTTAAAATTAAACCAGATGCGTAATGTGCCACCGTGGTTTTCGACGCCTGTTGGATATTTGACTTTATCCATCGATACCTCCAGACGCCCAAGAGCGATATGAGCTTACATATTTCATGGTATTAAATCACCCAGGTTGTTTGTTTTTCATTGAAGCGACCCAGGCATCGATTGCTTTTCTGTTATACATACATTCGCTGGAAGGTTTTGGATTACCGTCAGGCGATACGTGAATATACTCTCTTCCTACCATCCAGCATTCTTTCCGGGCCCGGAGAATTGTGCCTGGTTTGAGCCCGGTAATTGCGATAAGAACGCTTTCACAAACCCATTCATTGGGAGCCAGTTGAATCACATTGCCCATGCATTACCTCACACAACACTCAGCCCACGGCAGTGGCACCACACTTCAAACATTCGTTTCACAATTTCACGGCAGTAGAAACCGTCAACATCTCGCGTCAGGTCATAGCGATTGCCGTAACGCTGGCGTACCCATAGCTCAAACGCTTTATTCATTCTTTATTTCCTTTTCATGGCCCGTAATTTTTTCAGATGAGTTTCCTGTTCTGTTTCTGCCAGAATTTGTCGGTATTCCTGGTGATCGAGCCGTTCAAACAGTTCATTAAAATCGTTTATTTTTACCGACTGTGTTCGCCCATCCATTCTTCTGTACAACACAGTGTTATTTATGCAGCGAATAATTTTTACCGGGTAACCGGCACTGTCGGTATACAGTTGTCCCTGATTAATCAAAGCGAACATTTTTTCTCCTGCTCTCTGAATAGTGAGAACTTCAGAGTCGTATGTTTGTAGCGGGTTCAATACTGATAATTTCTGCTGAGATAAGCATCCCGGCAAGCCAGAGTTCTCCGGACAGGTCTTCATCCTGACATATCAGTTCGCCAATATTAATGGTGGCCATGATATCTGTTCCCCCTGTGCGCTCATCCTCGACTTCTTCGTAAGGCAGTGTTGCGTACAGGCTTTCAATAGCGCAACTGATAACATCCAGTCCGGTCAGATTGCCGCCGACAGTAACTTCGAATGTTTCGCGGTATTCCCATAACCCGAAAGTTAATCGAACGGTTTGTTTTGTCATGCGTCCGCATGACGTCAGATTCGGGTCATAGTTCATTATTTGCGGTTGGGCATTATGGGTGTTCATCTGCTTTTCCCTTAGCCCGGCGACCTGCCGGGCATATAAGTTATTTAACCTGGATAAATGGTGTACTGGCGCCGCTGGTCATGTATTGCGGCAGTGTGCCGTTCCATTTATTGATGGCTTCCAGCTCCATAACACCGGGGTTCTGGCGCAGAGCTTCACCGCGTAAACGAATAGCATCGGCTTCAGCCTGGGCTTTTGTGCGAATCGCATCTGCCTGTCCGGCAGCTTCCGCGCGCAACATGTTGGCTTCCGCTTCGCGCTGTTTAACTTCCTGCTCGCGCTGCAGTGTTTTCTGGTTCGCCGTGACTTTGGCATTAATGCTGTCGAGAACGGTTGGCGGATACTCCGGCTTACCCACATATGAGAGGCTCATTACCTGAATACCGATGGGCGTCATTTCTTCCTGAATGTCTTTAAGAGCAGCATCCAGCAGTTCAGACTTGCCGCCGTCGATAAATTTGTCGGTGGTCATTTTGCTGGCCAGTCGGTTAAGTGCGTCGGCGATCTTCTGACGCAGGTCGGTGTCGGTAATGTCATCCACGCCTTTGCGGTAGGTCTGAAACACCGTGGTAACTTTGGATGGATCAACTTTGTAGGCCACGCCAATGTGATAGCCGATGGTTGTACCGTCACTCATCTGGAAACTGAACGGTTCATCGTAGGTCTTCATTTGCTTGAAGGTGGGGAAGATGTAAACTTCAGTATTCCAGCCAGTCCAGTAGCGACCAACACCGACCACCTCACCGACGCCTTTGTCGTCGCCCAGTTTATTTACCTTGATGCCAACATTACCTGGTTCAACGCGATCGCAACCGACAAGGCCAATAGTCGGCAGAACAATGGCTAAAGCAAAAATAATTTTTTTCATCTTTTATCCTTAGTGAAAGAAAGACCCTTGTAAATGGCATAAATGCAGGGCGGGGTCAGAAACGCCAGTGCAAAGCCAGAAATAACTGCTATCGTATCCTTCATGGATATAAGGAACGGAACAAGTAATCCGTAAATACATGCGATAATTGCCAGTAAAATTACTATTGTGAAATACAGTCTCATTGGTCTGTGGTATCCCGATATTTTTAACCGACTGACAGCACAATAAAGAGAATAATGATTTCAGTTAGTGTCAGTACTGTGGCAAGGATTAAAATCAGTTTTACTCTGTTTAATTCACGGTTGCTTTTCATACAAACGGTTAGTAAAAAACGGAAGAATTATATTCTTCTTAATATTTAATGTGTCACTGGCGCTTCTGGCATACTATGAGTATTCAGGTCGTTAATCATTTCATCCAGAAGGAGTTCAAGCCCTTCGCGCCCCATAGCAGAGACAATGAAACCATTATCAGGATCTGCGATGAGCATTTTTTGATAGAGAAACAGAACTCGCCCCATGCCTTCAGCTTCGCCATATTTTTCAATAAATCCCCATTCGACATGGTTTTGCAGGGCAATGCGAAGTGGTCCTGGGTATATACTCATGCAACCATGCTTCCCCTTATAAATAACAGCGCGATCTGTAGTTCCGTTATCGTTAGGGATATCAATGGTGCCGTTCTTATACTCCTCTTCATTAATAAATACCGTTACATACAGCCAGCGCCACTGTGCAACCTTCATATCGATAGAACAGTTTTCTAAAATCCCGGACTCATAGGCTTCTGCCAGACACTGGAGAATGCTTAAACCGTGTGTGTTGGGATAATCGTATTCACCATCATTAAGCCGCTGTACGGCCTCAACATAATCAATGGTTGTATTGCCAATTTTTATGCCATGTGGCGTAACTTCTGGTCGGAACTCTGAATGATTCATAATGTTTGCTCCTTTGCCGGTGGAATAATCGTGTAACCCGCTCTTTTTGCCATCCACAGAAATGTATCCATGCAGCCAACGAATTCATTATCCAACAGATGTTTTGAGTAAATTACTTCACCATTTTCAATGGTTAGCAACACTCTTACTTTTTTATGTGTTATGTTTTGTTGTTTTTCTTCCATTGACTTATCTCCCATATGCTTTGCGCAAATACAGGTTGGCTATATGAAGATAAGAATCTCCATGTTGTGCAATGAGGCAGGCAGTTTTATACGATGCCTTATGTTTCAGGAAAGTCATAACATAATCTCCTGCGAATAAAGGTTGCAACAATCCCTGGCGATAAAACCGTAATAAACATTCAGGGAATATTTATTGTTATTGCGCTAATTCTTTTTCGGCAGCAGTTTTTGCATATTCACATGTAAAATTCAGAATTTCGCTGCCAAGTGTTTTTGTTTCGTGATTACTTGACATATGTAATACCTGTGTTGCATGCAATAAATGATAAACATTTACCGCAAATGAGTCCGGCTCCAGACAAATGCCTTCATAATGATCTTGTTGTGAGGTTGTTTCTGTCATTGCTCCTGAAGTGCATGCGAGCCTGTTTTTGACAATTCTCTTTCCTCTAATCACTATATCGGCAACATCTATTGCCTTTACAACCTCCGGGAGAAGTTCCGGGTTTGTATAATCAAAGTCATCAACATGGAGAACGGTTATGTTTTCGAACTTTTTCATGGCTTCCTCAGCTGACTTATATGTTCTGCTATATAGCGAGTCCCAGAAGTGTTTTCATATTGAGACTGTTTCCTCAATGATTGATAATTAGTCACCGGATGCTTATCCGTGTCCGGCGCACGACCACACGTAGCCGCGTGTTGGTCTCCATTTACAATTCAGCTCTCAATGGAGGATAAAATGATTAACGAAGAGCAACTTGAAAAAGAAATTTCAGCGCTCAAAAAAGAATTAATGTGGCACAAAGTCGCTATCTCTGCATTAATTCGTCAGGTGGTTTCACCTGAAGATAAAGTAAATTTTATGAAGCACTTCTCATGTTCATCAAATGAATTTTTTACTGACGGTCCTCACCCAGAGGCTGGTTTTTGGATCCGTCAACTATTTTCGCAAGATAAGCGTAAATAGTGTCGTCAATGTTCGCATCGCTCTTGAATTTAAGAGCGATGCTCTTAATATCCTCTGAAATTATTGCCAGATTACCGTATGTTATATTTTTATTATTGCGCTCAGCGCTTTTTTGTATGCAATCAAGCAATTCACCAATGAGACATATGTGGTAAGCATCACAGTTTTTCATGCGCAAGTATCCCCACCTGTTGGTTTACCAGTTAACAGCCACATCGGATCGCAGCCAAGAATATTTGCCAGTGGGATAAGCATACTGATAGTTGGTTCATAGTCTCCGCTCTCCCACTGAATGATGATTTCTTCATCGAGATCGAGCAGCCTGGCGAGTTCGGCGGTTGTTAAGCCGCAGGCTTCGCGTTGGGTGCGAAGACGGTTGTTGATTGCAGAATTTTTGTTCTGTAAAAGCATTGCTGACGATAGCTTTCTGGATATGCTATTTGTCATATCCCATGCCAGTCCTGCGCATGACTCGATATCGCCAGAGAGCGTAGCATCTGGCGTTGCTTTGGCTATTAGTGTAATGAGACTGCCGAGGTTTTTCAGTTCTTCAAGACAGTCAAGAGTTGTAGCTTTATTGATCATGAGATGATACCTCAGTTACGAACTTTGTTTTATGGTAACTAAGGTATCAAGGTGTGGCAAGTGATTTCTGATACTTTGGTTTCTTTTTGTGTTTTGAGTCTGGTCAGAAAATATCCCACCTGGCATCAACTACAACACCTACTATTTCGCAATCATTGTCCATTTCTATGATTGGATATTGTGGATTAAGGGGCTTTAGAAACGCCTTTCCCATTTCAGAAATATATTTTTTGAATGTTGCTTCATTGGTGGATTTTTTTCTGGCGATGACGTAACACCCTGAAAAAACTTCTTTATCTGGGTTGACAAGGATCGACATTCCTTCAGGAAATGTTATTCCTACGGGCGAAGTCATTGAGTCTCCGTGCACTTCCAGCCAGAACCCCCTCTCACCAGCGTATTTTACAGAATGCCTCCAGTTATCCTGATCATACATGTTGTAGTCATCACCAGCAGTTGCGAATAATCCTGCCTGAACCCAGTTAATTACAGGGTAAGAGTGTGCTGTGTCTCTCTGTGGGCAGCTCTTAACATTATTTTCCCAATGCTTATCTTTTTCATCTCCGCTCTGAAGCCACTGCGGTGAACACTGCAGTGCTGCTGCGACTTTAAAAAGGGTGTCACCGTTGAAACTTTTTGTAAGGCCTTGCTCGGCTTTACTGATTGCAACTCTGGTGACCCCTGCTTTTTTAGCCAACGCATCTTGCGTTAACCCAGCTTTTTGTCGTGCGTTGATGAGGCGTTCACCTAAAGATTTCATTTTTCTTCTCCTTTCATGGCTGTTGATACTAAAGTAACAGAATCTCTTGATACTTTGGATTCTCGCGTTTAACATTCTTGGATAACAGAGTATCCGGTGTGAGACTAAAGAATGACCCTTTATGAAATATTAAAAACTCAATTTAAAACCAATGCCGCTATTGGCCGCAGGTTCCCAAAGAAAGGAAAGCCTCGTGGCAGTCAAGGTGTTGGAAAGTGGAAAACGAGAGGTGTTCCAGAGGACGTAGCTATTCTCTGCCATCTGGATCCAAGTATCCCGTATATCCATCCTGATTTAGCGCACACAGAAGAGGGGCAAGGTAAGCAATCGGAGGTGTGATATGTCACAGTGCTTAGCGATGCTTCAGAAACTTAATCAGCGTGTTAAGGCTGGGAAGAATTTCTGCGGGAGTTTTGATAACCGGAACAATCCGCCTGTCTTCATAGAGCTCACTAGCTTTCAGTGCGTTAAAAAAGTTATCTACGGCTTGTTGGTAACTTCGTGCTTGTCTGCTGCTCAGGTGAGGGCGCAGTCTTCTGAAATCGTCTCTGGATATATGTGGCATATCCCGTTTTCCGTCTCGGCAACCCTCGCGGAAGGCGTCAAGGATCAGGAACAATTCATCAGCGACGGCATTGAACTCTTTCCGCTTATCTCGATTTTTGGCAAGCCAGTGTCCGAGCCAGGCGCCAAGTCCAAAAGCACTAACCGTCCAGATGAAGGTAACAAGGCGCGGGTTGGTATTGAACAGAAGAACAAACTCACTCCAGATGATTCCCATAATTTCTGGCGACTCCTTTTTGTTCAGGTAGCGGCATTTCTTGTTGCATTTCCTGTTGGTGCTTATTTCAGCATGTGGGCAAATCTTCGCAATGACTGGCGTAAGCATATCCAGAAAGGAAGACGCCTGAAAGTACCCGTACTGGCTATGTTCTCCATCACAGGCATCAGCGATCGCATTAAACCTCGATCTTGGCAGATATGGGAACGGAAGCATTGGTTTCAGGATATGCGGATATGCCATGGGATCGAGGCTGCTTATAGGGATGCATGGCTCTGGAAAAAGCGCGTAACTGAGAAGTGCTGAACCGTGATCCCAATAATTTATCCGTAAGGAGGTATCAGTGAACACCGCAATTTTTAACGATAAAGCATCCATGACCAGCGTTGAGATCGCAGAGTTGGTGGGTAGTCAGCACTCAGATGTTAAACGTAGTATCGAACGCCTGGTTGCTAAAAACATCATCCGGAAACCGCCAATGGCTGTTTCCGAGAAAATCAATAACTTAGGTTTTAAAGTTCAATATGAGCATTACCTGTTTGAAGGAGAACAAGGTAAGCGCGACAGCATCATTGTCGTCGCACAGCTCTGCCCTGGATTCACTGCTCGCTTGGTAGATCGCTGGCGCGAACTGGAAGAACAGATCCGTAAGCCAATGAGCGAAATCGAAATGGTTGCTGCGATGGCTCTTGAAGCCGTTCGCCAGCAGAAACGGATCACTCAGGTGGAAGAAAAAGTCAGCCATGTTGCCGAAACAGTCGAGCAAATCAAAAAGGGCACCATTCGTGAGGGCTATGCCGGATATCGCCAACTGAAAGCGAAAACCGGTTTGTCAGATGATAAATGCCGCAATCTGGTGAACGCTTATCAAATTCCTACAGACACCCATGAGTTCATGACGCCGGACGGATTGTCATCACGTCGCGCAATTGTTGCTGTGGAACCGTTTATGGCTGCTTTTTATCGGGTTATGGAGGAAGCAGAACCGCGAGGGACTCGCTGGTATCACCCGAAAATGGGGTTGTTTCAGGTTATTGGTTGGCAGAAATAAGAAAGGCCGGCAGAGAAAACCGGCCAGTCGGGTTTATCGTCGGAGATATTACGTGAAAAACAATATCAAAGTTTTCGATTTTAAATCAAGCACTGGTGAATTGTTGTCATCAGTTCGTAGTGTGGTCATTGATTCAACACCATGGTTTTTTGCCGTGGATATATGTAACGCGCTGGGGCTGACAAATACTGCTATCTCCCTTCAGTCCATCGATGATGAAGATAAAACCGAATATAAGGATTACTTAGGTTCGGGACGTAAGCCTTTGCTGGTCAATGAATCCGGGCTCTATGCGCTGATTATCAAAAGTCGAAAAAAACAGGCAAGACGTTTTAAACGGTGGATTACATCGGAGGTAATTCCGTCAATTCGTAAAACGGGGAATTACTGTCTTACCACAATGACATCCCTACCAGATTTTAGCGATCCGGCTGCTGCTGCCCGTGCCTGGGCGGACGAATATGAGGCTAAAAACAGAGCAATTAGTTACGTTCATCGTCAGGCCCAATACATCGAACATCTGGAAAATTTATTCCAGCCTGGCATGACACCGGTTCAGTTCTGCAAGCAACTTAATGGAGTAAATGTTCAGCGCATCACAGCATTTCTGGAGGCTCACAACTGGCTTTATGACGAGCGTCCTGAATCGCGAAGCCCCGCATGGCGTGTAAAGGCATATGCCCGAGATCTGTATCTGACTGAACGTCACCACTATATCGATTCAGGTTATGAAGAAGGGTTTTATTCGTACACACCAGTTCTTCTCCAGAAAGGGGCGGTCTGGATTTATCGCCAGTATCTTAGAGGTGCATTACCCATGAAGAGAAACTGGAATGGCGAATTCACCCACGATAAAGAACTGGCGGGTGCTGCATGATTGTTCTCCAAAATATTGATTCTGCAATTTCGGGACGTTACACTGTTCAGGCACCTTATAAAGCGGGTGCCGGGATTGGAACCCCGGAATTGCTCGAGGCGATATACGACGCGCCAGCGTCTTTTTTATCGTCCATGCTCGCGCACGCCAGAATTATGGTGGGCTGGGCAGGGGAGCCGAAAGGCTCGCCGGTTTCCTTGAGCGCCGGTAGTTCCAACCCTGTTCAGTCCGCCACCAGCGAGCTTGGAACCTCCGGTGGTGGAAGTTTTTCACTGCTCAAGGAGGCTGCCATCATGGCTACAGTCCCAACTTCCCCATACCTGAAAATCGAAGTCGTCAACGGCAAGGCCGTTATTTTCTCCCTGCATGTTGCCTGCCACTTTAAGCGCATGCACCAGAACATCGTCGACAAAATCGAGTATCTGAACTGCTCACGTGAATTCTTCTCCCGTAATTTCATTCCGGGTACTTACCACGTGTATGGCGATTCCCTGCGTGGTTATTACATCACCCTTGATGGGCTGATGATGCTTCAGCTTGGGTTAAGTCTGCGCACAATGCGGTACTACGAGAGCTGTATTGAAGCATTCCATGAGGCTGAAACCAGCCTGAATCACACTGCTTTCCGCCGTAATCAATGGGAGGTGCGCCCATGATTCGTCGCATCGTTAATTCCCTGTATCACCGATACAACCGTTGCCCCCGTGTGGGGCAGTGGTTTGCCACCAGCAACGGTCACGTTCTGCGGGTTTGCCTGGTCAGCACCGAAAGCCAGAAAGTCGTGTGTGAACTACAGGGGCGTAACTACACCATCAGTTACCCACTGGCGGTGTTTCGGTCAGGAAAAATGTTTAAACGCCTGGGAGGTGCTGTGTGAGTAGCAAAATTCTCGGTAACGTCTGGGATGCATGTGCCGCGTATGGAGTCAAAGGTGCAAAGCTGATGATCATGGCGCGCCTGGCTGATTATTCGAATGATGACGGGGTGTGTTACCCCGGTGTTGAAACAATATGCCGACAGCTTGGGTTGGGAGAAAGCACAGTAAGAACGGCAATTTCAGAGCTGGAGGCTGATGGCTGGCTGACGCGTCAGTCACGCCGTAAAGGTAATCGTAATACGTCCAATCTTTATCATCTGAATGCTGATCGGCTTGAACAGCTTGCCAGAACGGAGCGGGATAAGGTCGCTGAACTGAAACAGCAACGCAGATTTTCAGCATTACGTGACCCGTCAGATTCTGAACCTTCAAAATCTGAACCGTCAGAATCTGAATGTTCAGGTGTGTTTGACCCTTCAGATTCTGGCAAAAAAACGGTTTTGACCCTTCAGAATCTGGACCCAGATCCACAAGGTTTAAAACATGATCCGCAAGTAAATTCAAAACATGATCCGCAAGATATTGGCGCATCCGCTGACGCGTCTGCACCAGCGCGTTCTGCCCGGCAGGAATATTCCCCGGAATTTGAACAGGCCTGGCAGGAATATCCAAAGCGTGCTGGTGGTAATTCCAAGTCGGCAGCCTTCAAAGCCTGGAAAGCCCGTATCAGGGAGGGAATAAAACCGGAGACCATGCTTGATGGCGTGAAGCGGTATGCCGCCTGGGTACGTGCTACAGGAAATACCGGCACACAGTTCGTGAAGCAGGCTGCGACGTTCTTTGGGCCCGATCGTCACTTCGAAGATTTCTGGCAACATCCAGCCGCTCCCGGAGGTGGGCGACAGCGACAGGTCGATGTCCTGTCTGGCCTGGGAGCCATGTCTGACAAATTCGGTAAATCCAGTGACAAACTGACATTCTGAGGCGACAGCGATGATGACGTTTAACCTGCGTGAACAACAAAAAAGACTACAGGCGCGAATGGATGAGTTACGGGCAGAGATTGCATTTGCTCAGAAGGGCAAAAAGCCATGGCCTTATCGTTCCTGTTTGATGCGCGAAGGGCACGGATACTGCGAAAAACATGGCGAATACCATGCGCATATTCTGGTGTGGAACGCTCGTAATGGCGAGGACAGAGAAAAAATTTCATGCTGCCCTGACTGCTTGATCGCTGAGGCCAACGATTTGACCATGGAGCTGTCGTCCCTCAAGGCGGAAGAGCTGACTGATAACGCAGGAATTGCCCTGCGTTTTCGGGACTGTGAGTTTGATAATTATCTGGAGGTTAATCCTGATGCAGCCAGAAATCTTGCGGCCTGTCGCCGCTATGCGGAGAACTGGCCAGATATGCTGGAGAACGGTACCAGTCTTGTTATGACCGGTAGTTGCGGAACCGGGAAAAATCATCTGGCGGTATCAATGGCAAAACACATCATCCGTAACTATCTGGCCAGTGTGGAGATCACCGACGTGATGCGCCTTACCCGTGCTGTGAAAAACTGCTGGCGGAATGACAGCGAAAAAACAGCGGATGAAGTTATTGAGCATTATGCGTCAATGGATTTGCTGATCATCGACGAAGTCGGCGTTCAGTTTGGTAGTGCGGCTGAAATGGCAATTCTTCAGGAAATCATCAATGCCCGGTACGAAAGTATCTTGCCCACCATCCTGATCAGCAACCTTTCACCGGAAGAGTTGTGGGCGTTCATCAGCCCCCGCATTGCCGACAGGATCACAGATGGGGGGCGCAACTGGTTGTCGTTCAACTGGCCCAGCTACCGTGCGCATATTGGAGGTGTGGCAGCATGACCACTCCAGTATGGCGTAACGATGACCTGGAAGGCGCTGTCATTGGCGCGTTCTTTCTGCGTGGGGCAGATCATGAAGTGATGGATATTCTGGCCACACTGTCGGCGGACGTTTTTTCTGTGCGAGCGTATCGGGATATCTACACAGGCATTTGCAGACAGGCCCGTGTTTCAGGCGTGATTGACCCTGTGCTGTTGTGTAATGAGATGCCGGAACTTGCCCCGGTGATTACTGATACCGGGCGCAAAACCTGGGTGAAGTCGTCACTGGAGCACTATGTTGCAGCGTTGCGGCGCAATGCCGCATTGCGTGATGCAGAAAAAATACTTAATAAGGCGCTGCAGAAATTACGTGATGCGCATACCTGTGAAGCAGCTGAAGATGCCCTGAAGGATGCGCAGAACATGATGGCCTCATTGTCGACGGAAAAGGGCATTATTCAGCCTGTACATATTGATGATGTGCTTCCGGAGGTGGTTGAGCGCATTGAATGCCGGAATCAGGGACTGGAGAAATCCAGGACGTTGATGACCGGTATTGATGAACTGGACGCAAAAACGGGCGGCATGGAGCCTGGCGACCTGGTATTTATTGCTGCACGTCCTTCGATGGGCAAAACCGAACTGGCGCTGGATATCATCGACAAGGTGACTGAGCAGGGGCATGGTGTTCTTCTGTTCACAATGGAAATGGCGAACATCCAGATTGGTGAACGCATGGTATCTGCGGCTGGAGGAATGCCGGTATCACGCCTGAAATCTGTCGCTCACTTTGAAGACGAAGACTGGGCGCGTTTCTCACAAGGGGTGGGACGGATGACCGGTCGCAATATCTGGATGGTGGATCAGGCGAACCTGACCATTGATGAGATATGCGCAACAACGAAACACCACATGATTAAACATCCGGAAACGGCGCTGGTGGTGGTTGATTATCTCGGGCTGATAAAAACCCGAACCACGGGGCGTCATGACCTTGCCGTTGGTGAAATCTCAAAGGGGCTTAAAGGCCTGGCAAAATCCGGTGGTTTTCCGTTGATTGCGCTGAGTCAGCTCTCCCGCGGTGTGGAGTCCAGGCCCAATAAACGCCCCATGAACTCAGACCTGAAAAATTCCGGGGAAATAGAGGCGGATGCAGACATCATTCTGATGCTTTACAGGGATGAAGTGTACAACCCGGATACGCAGGCCAGGGGCATCGCAGAAATCAATATCACGAAACAACGTAACGGTTCTCTGGGGACGATTTATCGGCGTTTTTATAACGGACATTTTCTGCCTGTGGATCAGGAAAGCGCACAGATTCTTTCCACCCCAATGCAGCAGCCTCAGCCGCGCAGATACAGCAACAAACGAACTGACAGCAGTAAGATGGAGCGTTTCTTTTGAACAACCAGACAATGACTTTTACCCCTGAACAATTACGTAAACAGGCACAGGAAATGTTGCGACAGGCGGAACAACTGGAAAAAACAGGTGTAACAAAAGATGCCATTCGTCGGGATATGGTGCCAGCGCTCAGGGAACTGATGCAGGCAAAACACCGTGCACAAAAAGCAGTGGATGAGCTGGTGGATTGTGTGGCAGAGCTGGAAACCAGAGTTGGTAAGTTTGAAAAACTGGTGCAGGAGGTACTGCGCTGATGCGTGATATTCAGATGGTTCTTGAGCGTTGGGGGGCGTGGGCTGCGAATGAAGGAGGTAGTGTTTACTACTCACCGATAGCAGCTGGGTTTAAAAGCATACTTCCTTTTTCTGGCAAAGTCAGACCTATTTGCAGTGATGATGACGGACTGATTATCAGTTCGGCTATGAATGCGTTAAAGAAAAAAGATCCATATCTTTGTACACTACTTGAACTGCATTATATACATAGTATTTCTGCTAGAAATATCGCCAAAAGACAAGGCATCTCGCACACTCAAATTCTTAAACGTTTACAAAAGGCTGAAGGTTTTATTGATGGTTGTTTATCAATTATGAATGTGAAGCTTGATGTTGATGGTGCTCTTCATCATGGGTAGTTAAAGCGTCCCTTGATTTTCATTGTTTGCTGAATAAAATCCATTCGCTTGCAATGGGCAAGTGAATGGATACATGGAACATTGAGGTATTTCTATGGGCGGTATATTTGATTTTTTAACTTCTCATTTTGGAGTTTTTTTAATCGGTTTAGCTATAGGTAGTATATGGGTATGGAAATATTCGAAAAAAACTAAAAATGATGAAATAGAAAAATTGAACGCTGAACACTCAGAGAAATTGTTATGGTTGCGTGAAAAGTGTGATGAAAAGGTTAGGGATGCAGAGTATAAAACCCAACAAAAAATCATTGAATTGAATGCACTTATTGAGAATCATCGAGTTAGATGTAAAAATATTTTGTCAAAAGCGGTTGATTATGCATTTAATTTTGAAGATGAATTCTTTCAACAGCACAAAACAGCTCAAGTTGAAATACAAAAAGTACTTGATGATACCTTTCGTTATAAAAGAAAAACTCTTTTATCATCAGTTTCTTTAAAAAATTATGAAAAAAAACTACAAGATATAAAGAAAGAGCGTGAACTGTATAAAGGATTAATCGCTAAATATGATTTCTTCCATTTAGAGGATCATTCTGATTGGGAGGCGGTAGAGAAAGAATTTAAAGAAAAGGTGCTGGCTCTACAGGCTGCTCAAGAAGAACGAGAATATCAGAATGAAATCAAGCGCCAAATGAAAGAAGAGCGTCAGCGTCAGGAAGAGCTAGAGCGTAGGCAACGTGAAGCAGAAGAAGAGGAGAAGCGACTGGAAGAACAGCAGCGTGCTATTGATGAAGCCTTGGCTTTGGCTGAGGGGACATATAAAGCCGAACTGGAACAACAGAGATTGGAGCTTGAACAGAAAATTGCAGATGTGCATAAGCAGTATGAACGCGCCAAGTCTATGGCGCAATTAACTCGTCAAGGACACGTATATATAATATCAAATATTGGTTCATTTGGTGAGAATGTATATAAAGTTGGTATGACTCGACGTCTGGAACCAATGGATAGAGTTAAAGAATTGGGTGATGCATCTGTACCATTTGATTTTGATGTGCATGCCATGATTTCCTGCGATGATGCTCCAGCTTTGGAAAAAGCATTACATGATTATTTGGAGCGCTATAGAGTAAATAAAGTCAATTTGAGGAAAGAATTTTTCAGAGTTGAACTAGAAAAAATCATTGAAGTGGTGAAGCACCATCATGGAAATATAGAGTACGTCGCCAATCCAGCCGCGCTGCAATATTACCGAACTCTTGAAATGGAAGATCAAGATAGTGAGATGTATGAAGAGCAGGCTTCCCTTGCTACAGCCTGATGCAAAGTCTTGCGGAATTCCAAAAATCCGAATATCCTGTTAAGAGTGGTTACTTCGCCACACAGCTTAAACCCGCCGCCTGGCGGGTTTTTTGCGCCCAAAAAGCGGCACAGGACGTTAAACGCGCTGGTGGTTGCGGATACGAGGCTTTCAGCTTGCTGGCTTTTTCGACAAGAGTTATTGGTATGTCACGTTAACCAGAAAAGGGAAAAGGCATGCTAAAACAGCAGGATATGACCGAAACCGCCAGAGTGGTGTTTAATGAATTAAGCGTCACCGAACCGGCGACCGTCGGGGAAATTGCGCAGAATACGTACCTTTCACGCGAACGCTGTCAGTTAATACTGACCCAGCTTGTTATGGCGGGTCTGGCAGATTATCAGTTCGGTTGTTACAGACGCCTTCCGCAGTGAAGGCTTTTTTATTTGTGGTAATGGGCGGCTGGTGGGTGTTAGCGGCACCTGCCAGCCATCTGCTCATGCGTTGGGGTCACAAGCAAACCTCAGGCCCATCTGCTTTGCGCAAAAGCGGAATGAGCCTATCAGAGAAGTGCTTATTGATCTATGGCTAACACTGTAAAAATATCCAGTTATGAATTAATCAACGCTGATTGCCTGGAATTTATCCAGACCTTACCGGAAAACTCTGTCGATCTGATAGTCACAGACCCTCCATACTTTAAAGTGAAACCCGAAGGCTGGGATAACCAGTGGAAGGGCGACGATGACTACCTGAAATGGCTGGACCAGTGCCTTGCGCAGTTCTGGCGGGTACTGAAGCCTGCCGGAAGTCTTTACCTGTTCTGTGGTCATCGCCTGGCATCTGATATCGAAATCATGATGCGCGAACGCTTTAACGTGCTGAACCATATTATCTGGGCGAAGCCGTCCGGACGCTGGAACGGATGCAACAAGGAAAGCCTGCGGGCGTATTTTCCCGCCACAGAGCGTATTCTGTTTGCTGAACATTATCAGGGGCCATATCAGCCCAAACATGACGGCTATGCGGCAAAGGGGCGCGAGCTTAAACAGCACGTCATGGCCCCGCTGATTTCTTACTTTCGTGATGCGCGTGATTCACTTGGGGTAACATCGAAACAGATAGCGGAAGCGACCGGAAAGAAAAACATGGCGTCACACTGGTTTGGTACAAGTCAGTGGCAGTTGCCGAACGAGGGTGATTACAACAAATTGCAGGCGTTGTTTGCGCGTGCTGCAGCAGAAAAACATCAGCGCGGGGAACTGGAAAAGCCACACCACCAGCTGGTCAGCACATACAGTGAACTGAACCGGCAATATGCCAGCCTGCTGGAGGAATACAAATCACTGCGGCGTTATTTTTCTGTATCGGCTGCTGTTCCGTATACGGATGTCTGGATGTATAAGCCTGTACAGTATTACCTCGGCAAACATCCCTGTGAAAAACCGGCGGAGATGTTGCGTCAGATAATTACCACCAGCAGTCGTCCGGGAGATCTGGTTGCAGATTTTTTCATGGGGTCGGGTTCGACGGTCAAAGCAGCGATGGCGCTGGGACGTCGTGCAATTGGCGTTGAGCTGGAGACCGGGCGTTTTGAGCAGACGGTGAGGGAAGTTCAGGATTTAGTCAGTCAGAACGGATGATATTGCAGAATTAGTTACGTACCGTTATTATCCTGCGCCCGGCCCTTTAGCTAAGTGGTGAGAGCGAGCGACTCATAATCGCCAGGTCGCTGGTTCAAATCCAGCAAGGGCCACCATAACATACCGCCATTAGCTCATCAGGAAGAGCAGACGACACGATAACAGGGTTGTTGGTGCGGGGTTCGAGTCCTGGATGGCGGTCCATTATCTGCATCATGCGTTGTTAGCTCAGTCGGACAGAGCAATTGCCTTCTAAGCAATCGGTCACTGGTTCGAATCCAGTACAACGCGCCACACTTATTTTCCCTAGCTCGCTTCTGCGGGCTTTTTTGTATCTGCGCCGGGTCTGGTACTGATTACCTTAGCCAAAAGGAATATATGTATATGAAGTGTATATTGTTAAAGTGGATACTGTGCCTGTTACTGGGTTTTTCTTCGGTATCCTATTCCCAGGAGTTTACGATAGACTTTTCGACTCAACAAAGTTATGTATCTTCGTTAAATAGTATACGGACAGCGATATCGACCCCTCTTGAACATATATCTCAGGGAGCTACATCGGTATCCGTTATTAATCATACGCCACCAGGAAGTTATATTTCCGTAGGTATACGAGGGCTTGATGTTTATCAGGAGCGTTTTGACCATCTTCGTCTGATTATTGAACGAAATAATTTATATGTGGCTGGATTTGTTAATACGACAACAAATACTTTCTACAGATTTTCAGATTTTGCACATATATCATTGCCCGGTGTGACAACTATTTCCATGACAACGGACAGCAGTTATACCACTCTGCAACGTGTCGCAGCGCTGGAACGTTCCGGAATGCAAATCAGTCGTCACTCACTGGTTTCATCATATCTGGCGTTAATGGAGTTCAGTGGTAATACAATGACCAGAGATGCATCAAGAGCAGTTCTGCGTTTTGTCACTGTCACAGCAGAAGCCTTACGGTTCAGGCAAATACAGAGAGAATTTCGTCTGGCACTGTCTGAAACTGCTCCTGTTTATACGATGACGCCGGAAGACGTGGACCTCACTCTGAACTGGGGGAGAATCAGCAATGTGCTTCCGGAGTATCGGGGAGAGGCTGGTGTCAGAGTGGGGAGAATATCCTTTAATAATATATCAGCGATACTTGGTACTGTGGCCGTTATACTGAATTGCCATCATCAGGGCGCGCGTTCTGTTCGCGCCGTGAATGAAGAGAGTCAACCAGAATGTCAGATAACTGGCGACAGGCCCGTTATAAAAATAAACAATAAATTATGGGAAAGTAATACAGCAGCAGCGTTTCTGAACAGAAAGTCACAGCCTTTATATACAACTGGTGAATGAAAGGAGTTAAGAATGAAGAAGATGTTTATAGCGGTTTTATTTGCATTGGTTTCTGTTAATGCAATGGCGGCGGATTGTGCTAAAGGTAAAATTGAGTTTTCCAAGTATAATGAGGATAATACCTTTACTGTGAAGGTGTCAGGAAGAGAATACTGGACGAACAGATGGAATTTGCAGCCATTGTTACAAAGTGCTCAGCTGACAGGGATGACTGTAACAATCATATCTAATACCTGCAGTTCAGGCTCAGGCTTTGCCCAGGTGAAGTTTAACTGAGAATCTACGGTTTATTTATGCGCGTCTTTTGTTTCTGGACGCAGATATTATTAGTGTTGTGGATGCTGATTAAATTTGGTCAGTGTTTTCGTTAAAGTCATATAAACACAGGGGCGTTCACGCCCCTTTTTGGTCTGTAGTTGGGTGAAGATCATCACTTTACTTTGCTCAAATAACTCAGCACTTGCCGGTTTACCCTTAAGGTAATACCTACGTTCCATAAAAGAAGCATCAATTTCACCTGACACCTGATGTCGGTGCTTGCTGAGGGCGTGTTGGTGGTGCTGTGCTGGCCGTGCTCTGGCCTCTACTGCGCAAAACAAAATAGCACCGCATAAAAGGCATCTGCGGGTGCCTTTGACCGGGTGTTGTTTTTATGGGCCGCTGGTGGCCCTTTTTTATTTACAGGAGAAAAAGTATGTCTGAACCCTTGTCCGGTTCCGGCACGGCTGCGGCGCTCGGCGGGGCGACGGTATTCGGGCTGTTTACCGGAACGGATTTCGGGATTGTGTTTGGTGCGTTCGCCGGGGCGTTATTTGTGGCAACAATGCCGCAGGCGCTTTCAGCCTGGCGTGTGGCGGCGCATTTTCTGGTGTCGTTCATTATCGGCGTGCTGGGCGCAGAGGTTCTGGCATCCTGGCTGGTAAAGCACACAGGGTTTGACAGTGGGCCTGTTGATGCGCTGTGTGCAGTGCTGGTGGCAGTAGTGTCGGTGAAGATTCTGTCGTTCATTCACCAGCAGGATATCGCATCACTGGTGTCCGGTCTGTTCTCCCGCCTGCGGGGTGGAGGAGGCGGCAATGTTAAGTAACCTTCCCGGATTGCTGAATGTGGCGTTATGCGCGGTTATCGTGCTGACGCTCTTTTTTTATCGTCGTCGTGATTCCAGACATAAACCGCTGATGTCATGGCTGGCCTGGTTGCTGATGCTGCTGTATGCCTTTGCGCCCCTCAGCTATCTGTGTGGTCGCCCGTTAGCAACGGGCTGGCTGGAAGTGTTTTTTAATCTGCTGTTCTGCGTGCTGGTGATACGTGCACGCGGGAATGTCACAAAAATCTTTCCATTGTTGAGGTGAATATGTCGGGTAAATTCAGATTCAGCCGCCGCAGTGAAAAAAATCTGGAGGGCGTCAAACCACAGCTGGTTGCTGTCGTTCGCCGCGCCCTTGAACTGACGGAGGTTGATTTCGGTATTACGGAAGGTCTGCGCACGAAAGAGCGCCAGAAACAACTGGTCGCGGAAGGGAAAAGCCAGACCATGAACAGCCGTCACCTGACCGGTGATGCGGTGGATGTTGTGGCTTATGTTGGTAGCCAGGTGTCATGGGACTGGCCTCTGTACGAGAAAATCGCACAGGCATTTAAGCAGGCTGCCGCAGAGCTGGGAACTGCCATCGAATGGGGCGGGGACTGGAAAACACTGAAAGACGGGCCTCACTTTCAGTTGAAACGATGACAGCTTTTATTCTGCAGGAGAATGTTTTGAAAAAAAATAAACAAAAAGCCGCAGCATCGGCAAATGCAGCGGCTGGCACAAAAACCGAATTGTCATTTTTTGAGCAAATTCAGTCAGAGATTATGGCAATATTTAATGAAGTAGTCCGTTAATCTCTCCTCTGATGTTCTCTTGTGATTGTTCCTCGCCTGCCTCAATACCCCTGGCAATCTGGCTGAAAATAACATTGGCGAGCTTGCCATTGTGTCTGGTTAGCAGGCGTTCACCCTCCTGAAGGAATGAATTGGCTGGCTCCTGCTTGTCGCAGCCGGTGAGGCTTGCGACTTTTAGTGAGAGGTGAGTCAGAGCCATTTGCTGGCTGCTGATTAAGGCGACAATTACTTCCAGTTGCTCTTTAGTCATGAACACTCCTTTTTGCGTTTAGTTCAGCGGGGATTGTGTCAAGTGAATTGCAAAATTATGAGCCGAAAGCACTGGACACACAGAATGCCGCTAGCGGCGGCGAAATGGGCGCTGGTAGCGATACTGGTGCCTTTTTTATTGGTGGGCTGTGTCAGCTTAAATAAGGCGAGCCGGCTTTTTGACGCTGCTTCTCAGGTCTGTGAAATTGTCGATGGTATCCGACAGTGTACGCAGAATTGATACCAGCATTACAGCAGCCCTTCAGTGTGAGGGGCTGCGATAATGCTGTTGGCCTGAATATCTCCATTGAAAACAGGAGGCGAAATGTCTGAGCGAAACTATGAAGCGATTGGACGCTGCGTTGTTCTGCGAAAGCGTATTGAAGAAAATCTTTGCACGCTGCAAAAAATAAAATCGGAAATTGTTTCTGCTGACTCTCCATTTTTATTGGATGGGCGGTTGTGTGGGAGCCATTCACTGGTGCTTAGCATAGAAACGAATGCAAATCGCTGCCGTGAATTGCTTGATGAAACAATGCAGTTGGTCAGTGAACATAATCAGCACGCTGTGGCGGCGGGACTGAATGCAATACACGTTATCCCCGAGAGAGAAACGTTTTAATCGGTGGAGAATGAAATTCCATGCCATCACGAATCCCCCGCGCATGCCGTAAGCGAGGCTGCGCAGGCACAACGACAGACAGTTCTGGCTACTGCGATAAACATCGGGGTGAAGGCTGGGTGCAGCACCAGCGCGGACTGAGCCGCCATCAGCGTGGCTATGGCTCAAAATGGACGGTGATTCGTGCCCGTATTCTGAAGCGCGATAAAGGTCTGTGTCAGTTGTGTCTGCGTGTCGGTGTGGTGAGCGAGGCGAAAACCGTCGACCACATCATCCCGAAAGCGCATGGCGGAACAGACGCAGACAGCAACCTGCAGAGTCTGTGCTGGCCCTGCCACAAAGCGAAAACAGCGCGCGAACGAATCAGGTGATAATTATTCTCACTTGTGGGGAGGGGCGGGTCAAATCCCTGCAACCCTGGCTGTCCGGGACCGCCCGCCAACCCTTCTTCGCATCGCCGCAGGTTCGAAAACTTTTTTTGGGAATGCGATCAAACGATTGATAGGTAAAATCGATTATGTCAGGACCCCCGAAAACCCCGCCACGCCTGCATTTGATACGAGGCAACCCCTCAAAGCGTCCCGTTAAAGACTCCAAAAAAACCGCTAAAAAGGACGAAAAAGGTCTCCCTAAAATTCCGCAGCATTTAGGGGCGCAGGGGAAGTACTGGTTCAGGCGAATGGCGGAAGAGCTGAATGCGGAAGGGATCATTTCTCAGCTTGATGCGCGTGCACTCGAGTTACTGGTGGAAGCCTACACCGAATACCGGCATCACTGCGAAACACTCGATGTTGAGGGTTATACCTACCGCACGAAAACGCAGAATGGCGATGTGATGATCAAGGCACATCCGGCTGCGGCGATGAAGGCAGATGCCTGGAAGCGGATCCGGGCGATGCTTGCAGAGTTTGGTATGTCACCGGCAAGCCGGGCGAAAGTAAATATCGCCGGACCGGATGATGTTGATCCGCTGGCAGAGCTTTTAAAAGCGAGAGACTGATGGCAAAAGTGGCTGACGGGATCCGCTACGCCGAACGTGTTGTTGCAGGAGAAATTGTCGCTGGCGAATTTGTCCGTCTGGCCTGCCAGCGTTTTCTTGATGATCTGAAGTACGGCGAAGAGCGGGGGATTTATTTCAGTGAACCCCGTGCGCAGCACATCCTGAATTTCTACAAATTTGTGCCCCATGTGAAAGGGGCGCTGGCAGGCCAGCCCATTGAGTTGATGGACTGGCATGTATTTATCCTCATTAATATTTTTGGTTTTGTCATTCCGCTGGTCAATGAAGAGACCGGGGAAGTTGTCATGCGCAGCGATGGCAGCGGACGCCCGGTGATGGTGCGCCGGTTCCGGACGGCATACAACGAAGTCGCCCGTAAAAACGCAAAATCAACCCTGTCATCGGGTATCGGGCTGTATATGACCGGGGCTGATGGTGAAGGCGGGGCTGAGGTGTATTCAGCCGCAACCACGCGTGACCAGGCCAGAATCGTGTTTGAAGACGCCAAAAATATGGTCAGAAAAGCCCGTTCGACACTCGGGCGGTTGTTTGATTTCAACAAGCTGGCGATTTACCAGGAGCAGAGCGCATCAAAATTTGAACCGCTTTCCTCGGATGCAAACAACCTGGACGGTCTGAACATCCACTGCGCCATTATTGATGAGCTGCATGCACATAAAACCCGCGACGTGTGGGACGTTCTGGAAACGGCAACCGGTGCCCGTCTGCAGTCCCTGTTATTTGGTATCACCACGGCGGGCTTTAACAAGGAAGGGATTTGTTACGAGCAACGCGATTACGCCATCAAGGTATTGCGAGGCTATAACAGCGACGTGGAGGGCGCGGTAAAAGACGACTCCTACTTTGCGATTATTTACACGCTCGATGAGGGAGATGATCCGTTTGATGAAACGGTCTGGCAGAAAGCGAATCCGGGCCTGGGCATCTGTAAACGCTGGGATGATCTGCGTCGTCTGGCGAAAAAAGCGAAGGAGCAGGTCTCGGCGCGGGTGAATTTTTTCACGAAGAAAGTAACATCACGCCGTAACAACAGTGCGACCTGTCCTGATTTTTTTAGTAACCAAATGAAAGAAAAAGATTTTTTCTTGTTCGTCGTTTTTGTTTTTTCTGGAAGGTTCTGGCTGTTTTCATCATTTGTGTATTGCACTGTGTATTGCAAAAACGGGTTATAAATCACATGGCGCTAAACAAACTGAGCGATAAAAAACTTCGTTCCCTGCTTGGACGCAGGAGTGAGAGGCAGGAAACCATCGCTGATGGTAACGGGCTTTCGGTACGGGTCAGTAAATACGGATGTGTTAGTTTTGTTTTCTTTTACAGACTGGCGGGAAGGGGAACCGCGCCCATCTGGCTGACACTTGGAAAATATCCTGATCTGAGTCTCAAATCAGCGAGAGAGATGCGCGATCAGTGTCGAACCTGGCTTGCGGAGGGCAGAGATCCACGGATTCAGATAAAAATTGAACGGGAAGCCACCTTGCAACCTGTTACCGTTCGTGAGGCACTTGAATACTGGCTTGATAATTATGCAATGGATAAGCGTAGGGGAGCAGAACATATCAGGCAGTGCTTTGGTAAACATATTTATCCGGTGATTGGTCATGTACCACTTAGTGATTGCTCTATATCTATGTGGATTAAGTGTTTTGACAAAATAAAAAAAGTAGCACCTGTACAGGCCGGAGCTTTGTTGCGTATATCAAAACAGGCGCTTAAATTTTGTAGGGTAAGAAAATACGCGATTAGTCATGAAATTGATGATCTTGAGGTCTGTGATGTGGGAAAAAAGTCTGCGCGAAGAAGCAGGGTTTTAACAGATGATGAAATCAGAGATTTATGGCGAAGTATTAATACTGATTATGACAATCACGAATTATCATATGAAAACCGAATTATTTTACGTTTCCTGGTAGTTTTTGGTTGTCGACTGTCAGAAGTATTACTGTCGTCCTGGGGAGAGTGGGATTTTGATAAGAAATTATGGCGCGTTCCCGCTGATCATAGCAAAAATGGCAGGGAAATAATCAGACCGATTCCTGATGGCATGTTTAACTGGTTAGTTACGTTAAAAAAAATAACAGGTAACAAAGAAAATGTGATTGGGTTTGATATGCGTCAGTGTACGGCAAGCGTAACTATCGGTAAGACATGGAAAAGGATGAAACACTCGGAGAAATGGACGGCGCATGATATGCGAAGAGTGTTTGCCACAAAACTAAGTGATCATGGTTTTGAACATAATGTGGTTGAACAGTTGCTTGGGCACACATTAGGCGGTGTTGCCGGGGTTTATAACAGAAGCCAGTATATGGACAGAAAAAAAGAAGCTATGAACTGGTGGTACGACTATCTGAATAAGCAAATTAGTGGTGACAGTAATGATTCAAATAGTTACGCGTGAAGAACTTGAAAATGATGAAACAATCGACAGGATGATTAAGGAAGATGAATGTGCATGGTTAACCGCTCTTGGCAGGAGACACAGATCGTTACTTGAAAAGGAAGGAAAATTTCCACGAAAAATATGTATTGGCCCACAAACAAAAGTCTGGCGCTTATCTGAGGTGCTGGAATGGGTAAAAGGTGAATGGAAACCCTGAGCTAAATTAAATGAGATATAATCAACCCGTCTTTTGGCGGGTTTTTTTATAGGTGATATTTTTATGCAAAAATTTATTTATCCTACACCCGAAGAACGCATTCAGATTCTGAAAGATCATGGCGAACCGTATGATCGCCGTATACGCGAACATGAGTGTGCCAATCGTACCGGGCTTTCAAGAAGCAGACGTTGGGTACTTGAACAGGAGGGAGCATTTCCTGCTCGTGCTCATTTAGGGAAAGTGTCTGTTTCCTGGTTGCTCTCTGATGTGCTCTGGTGGGTTATGCATCCGCCAGGAGTAAAGGAAGTAAACAGCCCATACAAAAACGCCAATAAGTAATTACCGACAACCCCGCACCACGCAATGCGGGGTTTTTTGTATGTGAGGTAAAAAGCAATGAATAAAAATATTGCCGTGACGGGCAAGGGTGACGCACGTCATGTGAAAAAATTCTGTGATATTCGTGATCTGGTCGTTCTGCGCTTTGATGGCGTGGATGTTCGTGTGGTGTATCTAAACGGCGATCCGTGGTTTGTTGCAAAGGATGTTTGTGCTGCGCTGGAACTGACCAATTCGCGTACGGCGTTGCAGATGCTTGATGATGACGAAAAGGGAGTAAATTTAACTTACACCCCCGGAGGAAATCAGAATATGAGCATTATCTCCGAGTCAGGTTTCTACAAACTAATAGCCCGCAGCCGCAAAGCAACGACGCCTGGCACATTTGCTCATCGTTTCAGTAACTGGGTATTCAGAAATGTGATACCGGGTATCAGAAAAACGGGGGCTTATGGTATCCCGTGGGGCGCATTACAGGATTTTTCCCGCCGCAAAGAGCAATACCAGATAAGTGCCAGTGAGAAGGGGAGGGAGCTACAGGCATGTAAGCGCAAAAAGCGTGAGCTGGAGGAAGAAGAAAAAAGGCTGATACGTGAATACCAGCCTGAGTTTTACTTTGGTGAGCGTATTCAGTAACCACACGCGGTGTTGATTATACGGTACATCGTGTTGACCGGGAAGCTACCCACCAGCAAGGCAAAATCTTCTGCTAAAAAATGACATATGACCAGTCGTCCGGAAAGCATGAAATTTTACAAAAATGGAAAATGAAGATTTTTATTGTGCTGGTGGGTAAAAACAAAAAGCGCCCCGTTGCCGGAGCGCCCTTGCGAACAATTAACCTACTGCGCAAAAAATGAATATAAGCTGTGGAATTATATCAGACAGGTGACGAAGCGCCACTATTGCCGGATAACAGGCAAAACAAAGGCGACCGCAAAAGGGTCGCCAGTGGGAACAAGGGAAAACAAAAGCATCACCAACAATGCCACATTTGCGGCTGGTGGGCAATGTGATCAGTCAGATTTGGTTCGTTCCAGGGTTTGCAACGAGAGCTTTTTCCTGCGCTCTTTAAGGAATTTCTCAAGAGCAAACGAACAAGGTGCGAATCTTTCTGATTCATGCTCTATCTTTCTGCGCCGTCTTTTCCGTGTCGGTGATAATGTTTTGGTCAATTCTTTATCGGTCATTGTGTTGTCCTGCATAGCAATGCGCCGTAGTTACTCACACCACGGCGCTGATAGTGATTATTCTGATTCTTTGGCCTTCCGGCGCTGTTCATATTTTAATTTGCGTCCACAGGCATCTAAGACCCATGCGGAAAAATTAGCACTAGGATTAGTTAATTTTTCTTGTTCAACGCTGGCATCAATCCCATCTATAAGCTCATGTGGGAATCGAATATTTTTCTTTGCTGATTTGTTGTTTGTGTTACCGCTAGACATTGATGCACCTCACTTAAATGGACTTTATGGGCGCACACAATACAGCAAAAAAAATGAGATGTTAAGTATTGACATGTGCGCACACATGATTTTAATCTGTGCGCACAGTTTGAGTTTTGTCACTCAAATTAAGCAACGCCCCGCAGTGCTCGCAACACATGCAGGGCGTCTAACCACCAACGATAGCAAGAGTATCGAGGTAGCTATGAGAAACTATACCACACACCCGCAAGGGCGGGACTCGCACAACCTGAATAAATATATCTGGCGTTTTATCGCCCTGAGTACGGCACAACCGCGCGTAATTCACATCGAGGCCACCAGCGAACAGGAAGCGCGTCAGCAATCCCCGGCTGGCTGTGTGATGGTATTCGCTGCCCGTATCCGTCAGGGGGTGAGCCATGCATGATGACCGTTATTTTAAATCAATGAGCCATGCAGAAAACGCACTGACTAACAGTGAATGTTTGCGGCAAATATTGCTTATCTGGCTTGATGGTTTAAGTGATGCGCCGGAAGATGAACGTGAATCTAATCTTGCTGGTGCGTTTATTTCATTACTCGATACGGTAATCGTCGAATTAAATAAAGCGATCGAAATTCACGATAAAAAAATAAACGCGGAATAAAAACCATGAAACAGAAAAATTCTGGCTTTACTGCCAGCGGCCTCCCTCGGCCTGAAATCCGCCCCGGCGATATTTACCGGGATAAATACAGCAGCACGATAACGATTAAAACCGTCGATGATTTTCGCGTGACCTATATCCACGAAGGTTATACGCATCCCTGCGTGTCGTCACATATGCGCTTTGAAAGGGAATTCACCCTGGTAAGCAAAGCACCACCAGCAGAATTAAGCGACATCGACAGAATCATGCGCGTTACAGGAATGGAACGCATTAAAGCAGTACGTGAAATTATTCGTGAGCGGGGAAAGGCAAAATGAAACTGGCACCGAACGTAAAACTGTTACCGAAAGATAAACACACTGAGGCGGTTATTTTTGCGGGTGATAATGCTCACTCCTTTGCAGAACATTACATAATTGCACAGGCCAAAAAAGCAGGCGATCCCATCCCTCCGGTTTACCTGGGCCGTTATCAGTTAAGCGAACTGGACAATTTACAGATTGTTGATGAAGGACGATACAGAGCAAAGGTCATACGCGCCGGAAACCTGGACGATATGCAGATGCTGACCATTGCCACAAAACTGGCGATCGCAGGTGTCCGGGAAGCGTGGTTACTTTCAGAGAATTTCGAACTGCTGGAGGACTGGAGCGGACAACTACCGCGGCTTAAAGAAACCTGGGAACGTGGGGAAAGCCTGGTCATGAATGGCGGAAAGCGAAAAATCACACTTCCCATCTCATGGGGTTCTGAGGGATTCGACGCGCAGCAAAGCTACGTAATTAAGGGGCTTATTCCGGCTGAGTCATTATGCAGCACCTACGGGGCCAGCGGTTCTTATAAATCGTTCCTGGCTATTTCCTGGTCGTGCCATGTTGCCACAGGTATGGCATGGGGAGGCCGCAGGGTAAGTAAGGGCGCGGTTATCTATATCGCTGGCGAAGGCAGTATGGGCGTAAAACGCCGCGTTAAGGCGTGGGAGATAACCCACGACAAGGTGGTTACAGATTTGTGCATCATTAACGCGCCTGTTTTCCCTGCATCGCCTGACTATGTGGAGCAGGTTATCAGGACTGCCGGACTTGTTAAGAGCAGAACGGGCGAAAATGTGCGGCTGATTGTGATCGACACGCTGGCCCGTTGCTTTGGTGGGAATGATGAAAATGATTCCCGCGATATGGGCGCATTTATCCAGGGGTGTGACGCGATAAAGCAGGCCACAGGGGCCACGGTGCTGGTGGTTCACCATTCCGGCAAGGATGAAACAAAGGGGGCGCGTGGTTCCAGCGCATTCCGTGCCGCGCTTGATGCAGAGTACCGAATCAGCCGGGAAAATTCAGACGTTACAGCACTGGTGGCGGCGTGTACGAAGATGAAGGACGCAGAGGAGCCAAAAGAAAGCGCATACGACCTTAAAAGCGTGGAGGTGTTTACCGATACAGATGGCGAAGAGATTGTGTCTATGGTGGTGATTGACGTTCCCCGCGCCCCTGCTGAACTGGAGCGCATAGAGGAGGCCGGGAACAAGACGGAAAATCACGCCGCATTATGGCAGTGCATCAGAACACGGGCAGCACACAAAGAGCCATGCACTATCGCCCTGCTACGCGACGATATGAAAAAGCTGGGGTATGAGATGAAGCACTTCCGGCGCTGGCTGTACAAGCTGGAAAATGATGGCGTAATCGTTATTGACGGTGATGACGTGCGCCCACTGTAAAAAGTGGGGAGTAAAAGTGGGGAGTATGGGGAATTTAACAAAATTGAAACACTATTCCCCACTTTTCGACCTGTATACATCCAAAAAAGTGGGGAGTAAAAAACACAATGAAAAACAAAGCATTAGATTCACCCAAAAAACGAGATGGGGAGCAAGTGGGGAATTTAAAAAGTGGGGAGCAAAAGTGGGGAGTGGTGGGGAATGGATAAAGAAAATATGACCTGTCAGGGTATGAACTACAAAGAACGCGAAGCGCTCAAGGCCTTTGCGGGACAGTGTGAGAAGCACGGAGATATACAGAGCCTTACCAGAACGCTGGTCATGATTGCGCACTGGATGCGACAGAGCAAGGCGGTGAGTTTTACGGAATACGCCAGCCAGTGGACAGAGGCACAACGAGAACGGAGCGACGGTAATCACTCAACACCCGAAATGGCGAAGCAATGGCCTTTCAGCGGTAAACGGTGCATCAATCCGGGCGGTTCTGATTATTACCCGCACGGAACGGAAAAAGAGCGACAGAATGATGAGGTGGAAATTAAACACGCAGTAACGGTAATTCTTGCCGCTTACCCTTTTTTTAACCGCGACGGACTTGAACTGTACAGCCGTGATAAGGCATGGGAGCACCCGCTTGATTATGCGCCCTTCATGGCGGAGGCGATGAGCTGTTTACGCTGGATAAGGGAGAACAACCTAACCGACTGTAAGATTGCATCATTCCCTGGAAAAAATCCGACATCCTACGGCCTGAAACATTGTGTTGAGCGTGTGAATCAGAGAAGAGCTAAGGGCGACGGGCAACCAACAGAGCCGACATACATCACAAACGGCGCATTAATCGCCGCAATGGTCGCATCGGGTTATCGGGTGAAGCGAACGGGAAGAATGAACTGCCTGTTTAATATCTCACACAAGCAGCTTAAGCGCGCACTGATGACAGGGCCAGTAAAAAACGGAGAGCATACAGCATGACAGCACAGATAGCAGCTTACGGGCGGCTGGTGGCTGACCCGCAGTTAAAGACCACCAGCAAAGGGACACAAATGGCGATGGCGAGTATGGCGGTTCCCCTGCCGTGCAGCCAGGCCGATGACGGAACGGCGACGATGTGGTTATCCGTCCTGGCGTTTGGCAGACAGGCCGATGCACTGGCAAAACACCAGAAAGGCGAACTGGTGAGTGTGGCGGGTAACATGCAGGTAAGCCAGTGGACAGGCCAGAACGGCGAAATGCGGCAGGGCTGGCAGGTCATCGCAGACAGCGTAATCAGTGCGCGAACGGCGCGACCGGGCGGCAAAAAAGGCCAGCAGGGCCAGGCTACTGACGCACTGAACAGGGCAAAACAACAGACAGGCCAGCACGATGATCCGTACGGGGACGGGATACCGTTTTAAGCAGTGAGGTACAGCATGATTAAAGACAGCAAAGCGGAAGAACTGGAGGCTAAAGGGCTGTACCGGAGAGCGGCGGCACGTTGGGCTGATGTTATGTGGCTGGTGAGCACTGACAAGGAGCGCGAACAGGTGGCAAAGCGTCGCGCGGAATGTATCCGTAAGGCAGCGCGCCAACCAGTCATACCGGATAATTTCGGAATACTGAAAGAGGCCATAAACCGCACACATACCGGGATGGGCTTACAGAAACCTGGCGGTGAGATGTTCAGGAACTACCCGAAAAAAAAGGGGATAATTGATAACGGTTGTTAACTGTTTCTGGTATCGTGGTAGCAGGAGGAAACATGCCTGTGACATTTGAAGAAGTTCAGCAACATAAAAAGTTTCATGGTTTTGATGATCTGGAAACCACGACAGCAAAAAAATATCGCCGTCTGCTTTCTTCCGATGCGTTGTTTGTTGTGGATCATCATGATTTTCTGCGTAGCTCACTGACCGGGGAAATTTTCGCAACCAACCGTGAGCAGGTGGAAGCGATGATCGAATATCTGTGGAAAATAAGACGCAGAATGCGGGATCCAGTGAAACAATAAAGCGATAAAGGCCCGGATTTTTCCCGGGTCTTTTTTTCAGGTTTTGTAAATTATTTGTTCGTGGTTGTTCCAGGTTGTTCGGTGATTCTGGCTGATGTTTACATACTGATTTTTATGTATATGTTGGCGTGTGGCACTCAGACGTGAGCCGCCACAATGCCGCCTGACCCCTGCGCGATGCCGGGTTGATCTGCGAGATGCCGAGAGTGTCGGGCGGCGCTCCCTCCGTGTTGGTTTCACGTCCTGAATCTTAACCAATACGAGAAAACCTTCATGAAGAAATTAATCGAACTCCGCCAGCAAAAAACCGCCCTGAAAAACCAGATGCGATCCCTGCTGGAAAAAGCCGACAGTGAAAACCGCAGCCTGAACGATGACGAGGGCAAACAGTTTGATGAACTGCGTGCAAAAGCCGATTCCCTCGACACAGAAATTTCCCGCCTCGAATCTGTGGCTGATGAAGAACGTAACCAGCCTGGTGTTTCCGTCGAAGAGAAAATAACCAAAGACGAACTGCGCTCTTACATTCTGACCGGGGAAACCCGCAACCTGTCCGGCAGTGTCCCGGCTGATGGTGGTTATACGGTTATCCCGGAACTGAACAGAGAAATTATGCGTCAGCTTTCTGATGAATCGGTGATGCGTAAAATCTGTACCGTTAAAACCATTCACAGCAATGAATTTAAGCAACTGGTTTCTGCCGGGGGTGTGGTCGTTGAACACGGCGAAGAAGGTGCGGCACGTAACCAGACGGCAACACCAAAACTGAATGAAGTCAGTATCCGCCTGTATCCGATCTACGCTTACCCGAAAACCACTCAGGAAATTATCGATTTTTCCGAAGTCGATATTATGAGCTGGTTATCTTCTGAAATTGGCGACACTTTCGTTGATACCGAAGAAACGGATCTGGTTTCCGGTGATGGCGAGAAAAAAGCTAAAGGTTTCTTGGCGTTCCCGCGCACTGCGGATAATGACAAAACCCGTCCTTTCGGTACGCTCCAGGCGAAAAAAGTGACTGGCAGCCTCAGCGCCGACATGCTGATTGACCTGAAATTTACGCTGCGCAATAAGTACCGCAAAAAAGCTGTATGGGTGATGAACTCAAATACAGCTGCCTCCGCACAAAAACTGAAAAATGCCACTGGTGATTACATCTGGCGCGATCGTTTACAGGCTGGTGATCCTGATTCTCTGCTGGGGCTTCCGGTTGAATATCTGGAATTTATGCCGGACGGTGTGATTGCAGTAGGTGACTTTAAGCGCGGTTATTTCATCGTTGACCATGAAACCGGTACGCGTACCCGTCCGGATTTCAGCGAACCCGGATTCATTAACATCTATACCCAGAAATATCTGGGCGGTGGTGTGGTGGATTCGAACGCCATCAAGATTCTGGAAATTCAGGCTGGCAAGTAATGAGCAAAGGGGGCTTCGGCCTCCTTTTTCAGCTTTATGGAGTACACCGATGAAAAATACCGATTTTGAAATCCGTACATCTGAACTGACCGCCAGCGATAAAAAACTGGTGGGTTATGCCGTTCGCTGGAACAGCCTTTCAGAAATTATCTGGGACGAATTCCGCGAACAGTTCACGCCGGGGGCTTTTGCTGACTATCTGGCGGCGGGTAATGATGTGCGCTGCCTGTATGAGCATGACTATACCCGACTGCTGGGGCGCACCAAATCCGGAACACTGGTACTGACTGAGGACAACACCGGGCTACGTTTTGAACTGACACCGCCTGATACCCAGCTTGGAAAAGATGTGCTTACGCTGGTGGAGCGTGGCGACATTACAGGAATGAGCTTTGGCTTTCGCGCATTATGCGAAGAGTGGAATATCGCGCAAAAACCGTATCTGCGCACTGTTACCGCCGCAGAACTCCGTGAAATCACGATAACGTCGATGCCTGCTTATCCCGAATCCGGCGTGGAGATTGCCCACCGTTCGTTGTTTGCACAGCACCCTGAATTACGCCCGACAGGAAATAATCGTCATCGCTGGGCTGAACTGGCGGGGTTGTGATATGTGGTGGCCTTTTAGTCGTAAAAAAAGCGATCTGCGTAACCTGTCCATTGATGATTTTCTGGCGCTGTCCGGCGTACCGAATACCGGATCCGGAGAATATGTTTCTGCCGGGACGGCTGAATCATTGCCTGCTGTGATGAACGCGGTTTCTGTCATCGCTGAGGCGGTGGCCACGATGCCGTGTTATCTGTATCTGGTACGCAATGACAAGGGCAGGGAGGAGCGGGAATGGCTGGACAGTCACCCGGTCGATATTCTGCTGAATGAGCAGCCTAATTCGTGCCAGACACCTTACCAGTTTAAACGCACAATGATGCGTCACTGCCTGCTGAACGGTAACGCCTATGCGGTTATTGAGTGGGGGCGGGACGGTCAGCCAAAATCACTTCATCCTTATGCGCCGGGGTGTGTTGTACCGGAACGCACTGGCGCACACAAATACCGCTATACCATCACCGAACCCTATACAGGAACGGTGCGCACGTATTTGCAGGAAGAAGTTCTGCATCTCCGCTATGCCTCGGATGATGGCTTTCTGGGGCGCTCCCCTGTCACGATTTGCCGTGAGGCGCTGGGGCTTGGCCTTGCTCAACAGCGTCACGGAGCCAGCATTATGAAAGATGGCATGATGGCGGCAGGGATTATCACGTCAGGCGAATGGCTGGACGGCGTGAAAGGTAAACAGGCATTAGACGCCCTGGAACGCTACAAGGGGGCGAAAAATGCCGGAAAAACGCCAATCCTTGAAGGGGGCATGGATTACAAGCAACTGGGGATGAGTAACCAGGATGCAGAATGGCTGGCCTCCCGTCGCTTCTCCATTGAAGACATCGCCCGGATGTTCAACGTGTCGCCGATTTTTCTTCAGGAATACAGCAACAGCACCTACAGCAATTTCAGTGAGGCAAGCCGCGCGTTTCTGACCATGACAATGCGCCCATGGCTGGCGAACTTCGAACAGCAAATTAAGGCCGCTTTGCTGGTGGCTTCTCCCGTACCTGGTACCCGTTATCTGGTTGAGTTTGATTCAGCCGATTTACTGCGCGCTACTCCAACCGAGCGTTACGCCACGTATGAGAAAGGGATTAAGAACGGGATCATGAATCCGAACGAAGCCCGCGAACGTGAGGGGATGCCGCCGCGTGAAGGTGGTGACGAGTTCAGCCAGGCATGGAAGCAGACGGTGGAAATTAAAGGTGAAAAAGATGAGTGAAGAAAAAATTACACCTGATGAAGTCAGGGCACATCTTCGCCTTGATGACTTCTCAGGTGAGGGCGAACTTCTGAAAATGTATACCGATGCGGCGCTGGAAGCCTGCCAGAAGCATATCGGGAAACGTTTTGAAGACGGGCTGGAATTTACCCCGGCAATACGTGTTGGTTGCCTGATGTACATCGCTTTCCTGTACGAGAACAGGGAAGCGGTTTCACCTGTGGAGCAGTCTGAACTGCCTATGGCTATTTCTGCGCTCTGGTCGGTTTATCGTGATGTAGGGGTGTACTGATGCCGTGGCAACCATTAAGGCGATGCACTGAGCCGGGCTGTAATAAGCGCGTGAAGTCCGGCAAGTGCGAAGATCACAGGCGGGCTGCATGGCGTGCAGAGGATGCCAGACGGGGACACCGCCGCGCGCGCGGGTATTCCCGACAGTGGGACAAATACCGCGCCCTGTACCTGAGCAAAAATCCGTTATGCGTGCGTTGTCTGGCTAAGGGGATTTATACGCCAGCTCTTGTGGTGGATCACATCATTCCCATCAATGGCGGCGGTGATGTTCTCTTCTGGCCTGAGTGGAACCACCAGGCATTGTGCCAGACGTGCCATAACCGTAAGACAACACGGGAAGATCCAGCCACGAAAGCGAACCGTAAGGCGGGTATGTATCGCGAGCAGGAAGAACGGGCGGCACACCGTAACGACTGGATGTATGGCGATGATGACTGAACAGGAGCAAAACAGGCTGATACGTGGACTGATAAGGCAGCGTGACTTATGGAAGACACAGGAGACAGGGCACAAAGCCAACAGGACAGGGCGCACAGAACGCACCACAGCGAAGCGATTAACCGACCGTGACCGCGAGGTCATGGAATGTTTTCGCAATCGCTGGTGAGGCCGTCAGAGGGGGTGGGGGAGGTTTTCAGGACAAAACCGTCCCTGCCGGACACCGACCGCCTCCTCAAATTTTTGTGCACGGGATTTTTTTTGAAAATAATTGGGCGAAAAAAGAACATGGCAAGACCACCAAAAGCCCCCGCTTACCTGGATGAAATCGCGGTCAGGCAGTGGAAGGAAAAATCGCGCCAGCTTTCCGGACGGGAAGACCTTACCCCCGCCGACTGGAGCAATCTGGAGCTGTATTGCGTTAACTACTCCATATACCGCAAAGCCGTCGAAGACCTTGCCACGCGCGGGTTCAGCATTGTTAACAGTCAGGGCAGCGAGAGCAGAAACCCCGCCCTGAGCGCAAAGGCTGACGCGGAAAGAATAATGATCAAAATGGCTTCTTTGCTGGGTTTTGACCCGGTAAGTCGCCGCAGAAATCCACCGGAAACAGAGGAAGAGGACGAGCTTGACCGCCTGGCATGAGTACGCAGAAGGCGTAAAAAACGGCAAAATTACGGCCTGTAAACGACTGAAACAGGCCGTTAAACGGTATTTTTCTGACCTTGAAAACCCCCTTTACACGTTCGATCCGGAGGTCGTGGAGCGGTTTATTGCCTTTTCCAGGGTGTGTCCGCACGTAAAAGGCGCAATGCGCGGTAGCCCCATTGAGCTGGAGCCGTGGCAGCAGTTCGCCTTTGCGTGCATCCTGGGCTTTAAGGTTAAGGCCACCGGACGGCGCAAATACACCAGCGCATTCATTGAAGTGCCGCGAAAAAATGCCAAATCCACGGTCGCCGCTATCCTGGCTAACTGGTTTCTGGTTATGGAAAACGGGCAGCAGGATATTTACACCGCCGCCGTGAGTCGTGATCAGGCGCGGATCGTGTTTGATGATGCGCGTCAGATGTGCCTTTTATCCCGACCGTTGCGAAAGCGGGTAAATATTCAGGCACACAAGGTGATACACCCGAAAACCAACAGCCTGTTAAAGCCACTGGCAGCAAAAGCGGCAACCATTGAAGGTACAAACCCGAGTCTTGCCATTGTGGATGAATATCACCTGCACCCTGACAACGGGGTTTATTCCGCGCTTGAACTGGGAATGGGGGCGCGTCCGGAGGGGTTATTATTTGCCATCACCACATCGGGGAGCAACGTTGTTTCAGCCTGTAAACAACACTACGACTATTGCTGCCAGATACTGGATGGTGAAGAGGTGAACGAATCCATGTTCGTGCTGATTTACGAGCTGGATGATGAAAGCGAGGTTGACGATCCGGCGATGTGGATAAAGGCGAATCCCAATATCGATGTTTCCGTCGATCGTGAAAAACTGGCCTCAACCATCCAGAAAGCGCGGGGTATTCCGTCGCAGTGGGTGGAAATGCTCACCAAGCGATTCAATATCTGGTGTCAGGGGGCCACGCCGTGGATGGGTAACGGTGCATGGGCGGAGTGCGCCGGAACGTTCGCGGAGGCGGATTTATACGGGCAGGAGTGCTACGCGGGGCTGGACTTATCATCAACCAGCGATATTTCCAGCGTGTGCTATGCCTTTCCGGTCGGTAAAAAGATTATGCTGGTTTCCCGTCACTATCTGCCGGAATTTCAGCTACAGAACCCCGCCAATAAAAACCGCGCCATCTATCGCCAGTGGGTAAAGGCGGGCTGGATACGCACAACACCGGGTGACTGCATTGATTATGACCGTATCCGTGATGACATCATGGCGGATGCAGAGAATTTCAATATCAGGCTGGTGGGTTTCGATACATGGAACGCCACGCACCTGAGGACGCAGCTACAGGGCGCAGGATTTGAGGTGGAGCCGTTCCCGCAAACGTACCTTCGTTTCAGTCCGGCGGCGAAATCGTTCGAAGTTTTTGTTAACCGGAAGGTGATTGTGCATCGTGGTGATCCGGTGCTGGCCTGGTCAATGAGTAATGTTGTGATGCAGAGTGACGCGAACGCCAATATCAAGCCGAACAAGAAAAAATCATCCAACAAGATAGACCCGAGCGTTGCGGCGCTGATGGCGTTTGGCACATTCCAGGCAGAGCATGAGGAATTTGCATTCGATATGAGCGACAGCCACAAAGAGCGGCTTGCGACGTTTGATGGTGTGTAACGGAATGGATGAGAGAGGATAATGCTCATTTAATGGAATAAATTTTCAGTATTATCGGCACCCACTTTCAGGGATGTTTTTGCGGGTTATTTGAGTGGTGTTTGCGGGTTATTTTGAATGTCTTGCGGGTTACATTCTGGCTGATATTTAGATACGTTGTTTTTTAACGTATTGATATTAAAGAGTAAAAAATACTTAGCACGCGAAGATAACCCGCTAACCCGCATAACCCGCACTGTTTTGTATATATATACGAAAAATTGCATTCAGGGGGGATCGAAATTTCTACTGCCTCTTATCTCTTTGAGTGCTCACCTCGTCAGATTGTTACACACAAGAAATAAAAAATGCTTCGCGATGGTAGGTCGAATCACTGTATCAAAAAACGGTGTGTATCAGCATTAAAACAATACAGATACGTGTATTGCGCTGTGTATTGCTCGATGATTTATAAAGACTGTTTTTTCATGTTAAATGATTGATATACAGGTGATTTTAAAAAACTTGAAATATTCTCACGAAACACATGAATGTGTGGGTCACTGCCGAGTCTGCCTGGATGGACATGATTAAGTGGGAGAAATGCGAATATATTGCCCCACGACATGAGCTTAAAACGTATCCCATGTGGGTCGGCGTCGACCTTGCTCATAAGATTGATATCTGTGCGGCGGCAAAACTCTGGCGAACCGATAACGGACATGTTCATGCTGATTTTAAATTCTGGCTCCCGGAAGGACGGCTGGAGCGGTGCTCGCGGCAGCAGGCAGAACTTTACCGGAAATGGGCGGAGATGGATAAGCTCATCCTGACGGATGGTGATGTTATCGATCATGCTCAGATAAAAAGTGACTTACTGGAATGGATTGGTGGTGAAAACCTGAGGGAGCTGGGATTTGACCCGTGGAGTGCAATGCAGTTCAGTCTGGCTCTGGCTGAAGAAGGGATACCGCTGGTGGAAGTTCCGCAGACGGTCCGCAATCTGTCAGAGGCCATGAAGGAAACGGAATCACTGGTCTATGCCGGGCGTTTTCACCACAGCAATCACCCGGTCATGAACTGGATGATGTCTAACGTTACGGTAAAACCGGACAAAAACGACAATATCTTCCCGAACAAATCCACGCCTGAAGCCAAAATCGACGGCCCTGTTGCGATGTTTACAGCAATGAGCCGGATGCTGGTCAATGGCGGTGAACCGGAGCCGGATCTGTCTGAACACCTGATTAGTGTTGGTATTCGCTCGCTTTAACCGAGGGCATTATGTTTCTGATAATTCTCACGCCTCTGGTGGGCGTGCTGGGTGTGCTTTTGCTGGCGTATGGTGCCTGGCTGATTTATCCCCCGGCGGGTTTTGTTGTTGCCGGGGCGCTGTGCCTGTTCTGGTCGTGGCTGGTGGCACGATATCTCGACCGTACACGGCAGTCTGTCGGCGGAGGTAAATAGTGTTCTTTTCGGGGTTATTTCAACGAAAAAGTGACGCACCAGTGACCACGCCAGCAGAGCTGGCGGAGGCTATCGGGCTGTCATACGACACCTATACCGGAAAGCGGATCAGCAGCCAGCGGGCCATGCGGCTGACGGCGGTCTATTCCTGTGTCAGGGTGCTGGCTGAGTCTGTTGGTATGCTGCCCTGCAGTCTCTACAAAATCAGCGGCACCCTTAAAACACGGGCGGTGGATGAACGGCTGCATAAGCTGATTTCGGCAAAACCCAATGGCTACATGACGCCGCAGGAATTCTGGGAACTGGTCATTGTCTGCCTGTGTCTGCGGGGGAATTTTTACGCCTACAAGGTAAAGGCACTGGGGGAAGTGGTGGAGCTTCTTCCTATAGATCCGGGATGTGTGGAGCCGAAGCTGAACTGTCAGTGGCAGCCGGTTTATCAGGTGACGTTTCCGGATGGTTCCGTGGATGTGCTGACCCAGGATGAAATCTGGCATGTGCGCACCCTGACGCTGGATGGACTTGTCGGTCTGAATCCCATTGCATATGCGCGCGAGGCCATTTCACTGGCAGCGGCAACCGAGGAGCACGGTGCCAGGTTGTTTGGTAATGGTGCGGTGACATCCGGTGTGTTGCGTACGGAACAAAAGCTCACGCCGGATGCTTACGAGCGTCTGAAGAAAGATTTTGAGGAGCGTCACACGGGGCTTGGCAATGCTCACCGCCCGATGATTCTGGAAATGGGGCTGGACTGGAAGTCGATGGCGCTGAACGCCGAGGACAGTCAGTTCCTGGAAACCCGCAAGTTTCAGCTGGAAGAAATCTGTCGTCTGTTCCGTGTGCCATTGCACATGGTGCAGAACACCGATCGCGCCACCTTCAACAATATTGAAGAACTGGGGCTTGGCTTCATTAACTATTCCCTTGTGCCGTATCTGACCCGTATTGAACAGCGGATCAATACAGGGCTGGTCAGGGAGAACAAACAGGGGAAGTTTTACGCC